CCGAAGTAATAATCGACAAGATAGTCAAATGTGGGAAAATGCTTGGCAACAACAGAAGTGTTTCCGAATTGCTTGGTGTATACATCCACAATGTAACTGCGCCATACAGAATAGCGTCGTGGGTCCAAATGGAAAAAGCTCTCTATGAGACAGCTATTACAAGTAAAAGCCATCTGTTCCGCTTCGGAAGCCACTTGAGAGGGAATCATCCATTGAAGCATCTTGTAAATTGTATCGACATCGACCGGTGCTACAGAATTGCCTGTATAATGCCTGGCATAAGTACGCTTAAGAAAGGAACAAGAAAAGAGATCCTTGAAGGGATCACACATTCGACCTTTGCTTGCGTCAGTAAACTCCATACCGAGTTCATACTCTGCATAATGCGCTATGTTCAAATTGTTGAACCAGGGCGTAACATCTTTCTTGACGGCAGCAAGAGTATCATCTCCATACAATCGGGGCTTGACATAACAGAAAAAATCCTTGTCTTTAAGCTCTGGATGCTTATACCAGTAGTACATCAGTAGCAGCAAAGATTTCAAGCAGTTGTCCTCGGCTGTGGCGTACTTGCCTGACGGTTGTGAACCAGTCATGCGAATAACATCTTTCAGTGCTACTACCCAAGGACACACGTTCTCCGAAAGGAGACCTTCAACTATGCGCAGTGCTGCATCATTGTAACCTAGCCACTTGGCCAAGCGCAGTATTATGGTATTGACCGACACTGTGATTTCTAAAGGCATGGAAATATCAAAGCCTCCCCAATCTCCTTCGACCATATCGGATGCAAAAGCATCAAGATCCTCAAAAAGTTTGCCACCTTGCCTGTGCATGTTAATACCTACGGCATTGCAAAAAATGTCCGAATGTTGAACCATGGTTGTATATATAGGACCAAGATACACGCGACTAAGTATGAGGAAGCCTAAAGGAGACATATAAAAGACACGCGTTTTTCCTATTTTGACTTTCTCCACATCACGAGGCTCATCCTTAAG